AGACTCAGAACCTGAGCGACGTGGTTGATGCTGCAAACAAGCTCATAGACTCTAGCTCGAAATCAAGTTCAGAAGAGAATCATCCGACACAGTGAGATAAATTATGGATAAGATCACATACGAATTCGATCCATTTGAGCTCCTTGGAATAGAAAAGCCAAAGAGCTCTTCAGACGTAAACGCCGCACTTTCTGATATTGCAGACTATGTAAAGACTGAAATACTTCAGTTCTGTGGCGACGGTAAGAGCCCAGTGGCCGGCGGACAATGGAAGCGCTCCCTGTCTCCTGAATACAAGAAGCTGAAGGAGAAGATCAGCGGATCGAACTTCGCCAACATGGAATTGACCGGAGAAATGCTGGACGCTTTAGATGCGAGGATCACTTCCAGTGGAACAATTGAAGTTGGAATCTGGGGTGACCAGGCAAGCAAAGCTGACGGCCACAATAATTTCTCGGGAAGCTCGACGCTCCCTCCACGTCAGTTCATTCCCAACGAGGACAAGGGTCAAACATTTAAGCCGTCTATTATCTCTGGCATGAAGCGCATCGCGCAGAGCTTCTTCGAAGATGCCGGTTGATTTTAAAAAGCTGAGAAAGCAATTAGAAAAAGAGCTCGAGAAGACTGGGCTTTCTTTAATTGGCGCAATATCACTTCAAGACAGAAAAAGAATCGGTATCGCCGCCATAGAAGAAATCAAGACTCTCGTTTCTAAGGGCGTATCCCCTATCGCTGGGCGCGGAAGATTCCCAGCCTACAAGGGAGTTTCTGCATCAGCTGCAATTAACAAGACAGCGAAGTCTCTCACCGGATCAAGAAAGAAGCGCGCCAGACAAATTGCATCAGATCTGAAGAAGAAATTCTATCCATATACAGTGCAGGGAAAGTTTCCTGACAAGCGAGAAAGACCGGTTAATTTATTTTTGAGCGGAGATTTTCTATCTAATCTGAATACAAAGATAATAAAAAACGGCGTTGAGATTGGTTTTTACGACGAGAAATCAGTAAAAAAAGAATCGGGACACAGAGAAGGAGTGAACGGTCAGCCACCTCGACCAATTCTCCCTCAAGGAAACGAGAAATTTTCCGAATCTATTTACCAGAGGGTTGTTGCTTTACTGACCTCCATAGTGAAACGATAAGCGAATCAGGACTTGTCAAACTTTTACTACGGAGGAACTATGAGTGCAGATGCTGCGGGCGGTGCCCAAACTTCTACAACTTCTGCTGACGGCGGTGCCAAAGGCGGAGCAACAGACAATCAAAACAAGCAAGTGGCATTCGAAGACCACAAGCGCGCATTGGATGACCTACACAGGTTCAAACAAAAAGCGTTTGATGCAGAAAAAGCCGCTTCAGATCTTAAGGCCAGACTAGAGGCCTTTGACAAAACTCAAAAGGAATCGCAGGGCGATTTCAAATCTCTTTCAGAACAGTACAAAACAAGTGCTGACGAATGGAAGAGTAAATATGAGGGGCTCAAAGGCACGATGGTTCTGACTGAAAAATACAAAGCAGCATCACAAGCTCTTCTCAAGGCCGGCATGAAACCCGAGGCCTTAAAAATATTAGAAAAAGATGAGTTCAAAGATCTCGAAGTAGAGGCAACCACGTCTGGTCGATTTATCGTTCACGGGACAGATCTATATGTAGATAAGTTTAAGCAGGAGTTTCCATTCGCATTTGGAACCGGGCAACCACCTACAATAAACAATGGCGGTGGTGGAGCTGGTGCTAGTGAAGAAATGATAACGCCAGCGAAGTTGCTCGAGATAGAGCGAGCAGCGAAGGCGAAGGGTGACATGACAGAATATCACAAAGCCTTCAAGAAATATGCAGAGCAAAGACAAAAGTTAAAACAATAACCTTTTAAGGGGGTATCATGGATAAGTTTACTACAGCAGCCACGGAGCTAGATGCGTTGATTCCAGAGGTCTGGTCATCAGCTTTCTATCCGACACTTAAGGCTTCATTGCCTTTCGCCGGATCAGTTGCATCAGACTATAACGGAGAAATCAACCAGCTAGGAGACACCGTTCACATCACTAGCTTTCCTCAGTTCGACGAGGCAGCTGAAATCGGTGAAGCGGAGGCCGTTGACGCTGATGCAGTAACTGCAACTGGTGTTTCTCTTATTATCAATAAACAGGTCGCAAAGGACTTTCAAATCACGAAGAAAGCTCAGCGACAGAGTATCGATGCAATGAACGCGCTTCGCGATCTTGCTCTGTACTCTATCCTAAAGAAAATGCAGTCTGTTATTATTGCTGAGATTGTTCCTAGCTCAGCATCTCCTGACCACACGATTGCCTACACATCTTCAACAACTCTTGCGCTTGCAGACCTATTGGCCGGCAAAGAGCTTCTTGATCTTCAAGACGTTGAGGAGGCAGGACGCGTGATGATTACTGGAGCCGCACAGTGGAATGACCTGTTTAACATCACAGGATTTGTTAGCAGAGATTACATCCCCACTGGTTCTCCGTTGGTTTCTGGATCAATCCAGACTCCAGTTTGTGGCTTCAATCCGAAGTACACGACTGCAGCAAGTAACACCACTTATCTATTCCACCCACTAATGCTTCAGATGGCTGTTCAACAGAATCCTGAAGTTGAAGTTGTTTCAAGAGGCGGAGAAGGTATCCGAGCAACTCGCGTGAACATGGACGTACTGTTCGGCGTGAAGCAGGTATCAAATCTGCGCGTAGTAACAATCGGCTAACTATGGTTGGCGGAGTTAAATCCGCCAATTGATTTGATTATTAAAATTTAACCAGGAGAAAAAGATGAAGAAGTATGTAATTATGTTATTGGGTCTTGCAACCACACTGGCCGTGTCTCTGCCGTCATTCGCTGGCGGTGGCGGCGCGATCGGTTCTCGTTTCGTTAAGCAAATCTATGTAAAATACGGCGGAAGCGCGACCAACTCTGGCACATCATACGATGCGGCTAAGTCTTGCGCTGCCGATGGAGATTTGTGGGACATCCCTGCCGGTGTCGTAATCGATAAAGTATATGTCATCATCGACACGCTCGTTACTGGATCTTCGGATCTAGATATTGGTGACGACGATGATGCAGACGGTTTCGTAGACGGCTCTCTATCTGTAACACTTGGAACAGTTGGATTGTATGGATGGAACGCGAAAACAGCTGGCGCATACTTGCGAGTGCAAACCGCAGGAGCTACTGACGCTGCAGACGTATATGTAGTTCCCGCTGCCAAATACTACTCTGCCGCTGGCAAAGAAGTTAAGCAGGACATCACCACTGCTTGCACCGCTGGCAAGTACAGAGTTGTTGTAGAGGGTTTCTACGCAGGAACCAAGTAACGTCCATAGAATTATTACTGGAGGGCTGAGAAATTTCTCGGCCCACCGCCTAATCATTTAAGGAGTTACTTATGGCAAAGAAAAAATCAGTCGAAGAACTAGACGCTAATGTTTCTCAAGAGGCTCCGCAGCAAGCAGATCAGCCAGAGCAAAAGAAAGAAAAAGCGCCAAAAGACAGCGCCTCATCAGCAAAGCGATATCAAGAGAAACGCGACAAACACAACGCTATACATGGACTGAAGACATCAAAAAAAGATGCTGATAAACAATAGGGTTATTTTTAACGACAACTCTACGCTGATTGATTTGTCTGCAAGTCTCAATGACATTTTTTCGTCTTCAGAGACTGTTGGTGTCGTCTTCGATGAGGACTATCTTTATATCGGGTCTGACCTTCCGTTCAATCATCGATACTTTAATGTCTCCACAGCAAACGATCAAACGTCTGCCGTATCGGTTGATATTTGGTCTGGAAGCGCGTGGAACCCTGCAGTTGATGTTGTGGATCAGACAAAAGGCTCCGCAGGAAAGACCCTCTCTCAGAGCGGAATAATATCTTGGACAACAGACAGAAATAAGTCATGGGGATCGAACGACACAACAGAAAATATGACCGGCTCGGGACTAACATCACTAAAGATCTATGGCTTGTATTGGGTTCGCCTAAGCTTTTCTGCCGACCTAAAGGCAACAACTGCGCTGAAATATGTTGGCCATAAGTTCTCTAGAGACACTGATCTTGGCGGATATTACTCAGACCTCACTCGATCAAATGTAATGTCTGGCTTTAAAGCCGCCAAGACTAATTGGGATGAGCAGCACGTTCTTGCCGCTGAAGAAATAATTAGAGACCTGCGCAAGAAACAAATTATATGGAGCCGCAATCAGATATTCGGATGGGAAGAGTTCGTAGACGCTTCCGTTCATAAGGTAGCTGAAATTGCTTACTCTGCATTTGGAGCTGATTACGAGGAGCGAAGAAAAGTTGCTCGAGAGAGATACGACGAGGCATTAGATAAGCTTGTATTCGCTGTTGATAAAGACGAAGACGGTCGCGTCGAAGAGTCTGAGCAGCGCTCTAACCACAGAAGGTTGGTTAGAATATGAGCTCAGCCATAACAACAGCCTATGACAATCTCCTAACAAGAATCGCCGCAGTTCTAACTGCCAACGACGGATGGCTTCAAATTCCAAACGCATATGACGTGGCATCAAATTCAGACTCGTTTCTTAAGCAAGGATATGGAATTAAGATCGGATCTGGAGTGAACGCCAAGAGACAACTTGGCAATCAAATGCATATTGATAGGAAGTTTAGCTTAATTATTTCTCGAGAAGTGTGCGCAACGGATGGCGACACCAGCACCTACGGATCTGTGGCAAAGCAGCTTTTTGAAGATCTGAAGCTCGTGATTAATGATTTTGAAACAAACACCACGCTAAACAGCGGACTAATATTCTGCTCATACGAATCAGATGGCGGAGTACAGCCAGTGCGTGGTGACAACTATTCTGTGGTCTATGTGTCTGCTGAATTCACTACGATTTTAATTGAAAACTTAGGAGGATAAAATGTCTACATACGGAAGTTCTAAAAGCAATGTGCTTGCTGTTGTGCCTGAATCTACACCAGGAACACCAGTCGATCCAACAGCAGCAACTGATTATGTGGCTCTCCAGACAGATCTTCAGCTGACTCCAAACTTCAATCTGTTGGCAAACGACGAAATTCGAGCGAGCATCGGCCAGTCAAAGGGCATCCAAGGGTTAGAAAGCCCAGAGGGTGGTTTCTCGCACTACTTAAAACACTCAGGAACTCAAGGGACAGCCCCGGAGATTGGCGATCTCATTGAGGGAGCTTTCGGATCGAAGAGCGTAAACAGCACAGAAAGAGCAACGACAAGCTCTAGCACTGTATCTGTAATTAAAATGGCAGCTGGCGGCAGTGATATGGCTCGCGGAAAGGCCTTCTTAATAAAAGACGGGACAAACGGATATTCAATCAGACCGATCTTATCAATGTCGACCAACGACGCCACGCTTGGCTTTAAGCTGGCAAATGCCCCTGCATCAGGAGTGAACCTAGGGAAGTGCGTAAACTATGCGCCGGCAAACACCGGGCACCCAACTTTGTCGATTCACTCTTACCGTGGCAACGGTCAGGTTTATGAACTTCTTGCCGGAGCAATAGTTTCAAAATTCGGAATCAAGGCAAAAGCTGGTGACTTTATAAATGCGAACTTTGGACTGTCTGGAACTAAGTATCACTTCAACCCGATACGCGTTTCTGCGACAGATACAAAGCTAGATTTTTATGACGGATCGACAGACTATGCTGCAACGGTAACAGCCAAGGTTTACAGAGATCCGCATGAGCTAGCACAGGCTCTTCAGGACTCAATGAACGCGCAGGGCGCATCAGATACGTACACCGTAACCTACATGGACAATGACTCGACTTACTATGGCAAGTTCAAGATCTCTACCAGCGGAGCGACACTGTCGTTGAAGTGGAGCACAGGTACAAACACTGCGAACACCATCGGCGATAAGCTTGGCTTCAGCGTTGGCGCGGATGATACAGGTTCGACAACTTACTACTCTGACAACGCAAAGGATTGGGCGTCTCCTTACACTCCCACCCTTGATTCGTCGGACCCACTTGTCGCAAAGAACAATGAAGTGATGATCGGAGATTCAGACGATTACGCTTGCTTTTGCGCACAAGACATTCAGTTCTCACTCGATAACACCCCAACAGATGTGCTCTGCATATGTTCTGAAAGTGGTGTGGATCAGAAGAAAATCACAGCAAGAAAAATTGATATTCAGATCACCGCCCTACTCGACAAGCACGATGTGGATAAGTTTAAGCGATACAGAGCGAACTCAGACACATCATTTGCTTTTAACTTCGGATCAAAATCCGGAGGAAACTGGGAGGCAGGAAAGTGCGGATGCTTATATGTTCCGACCTGCACAATCACTGCTTTCGAACTCACAGACCTTGACTCATTAATAGGACTCAAGATGACATTAAGTGCGTTCGTCGATTCAAGTGGAAACGGCGAAGCATACTTAAACTTTCTGTGATCGGAGAAATGCGTGTTGATAAAATACAGTCCAGACAAGTTGGACTCAAATGCTGACGACAAAGAATTTAAGGGCCCACTCTTAAAAGACCTATTCGAGGGGTATGTAGAGGTTAAGGTTCCGTCTTATCCCGAGCGACTTCGATTTCCAAAAGATATTGGTCTCGAAGTTGCTGCCGGTCCAGTGAGTGACGCCGACAAAGAAAAAATTGCTGGCTCACTTCGTCAGCTGGAGCTTCTTGCTAAATGCGCTGAGAAGGTAAAGCCGTTCATTGCGTCAGTGTCGCTTAAGCACATTGAAGATGGAGTTGAGTTGAAGTCAGCAGATGACTTGTACGACTTTCCTGATGCGGGTGGATTAGTGACTGGACTTTGCACCAAGTTCATCTTGGGTTTTTTGGAAAAAAAAACCTAGAAGAATTGAAGGCCCAGGTAACAGCGTCTTATAGAGGTTTTCAGATGGCTAATTCAACATTCCCATACGTCGCTGAATACAACAACAGACAGCGACTCAGAGCCATTGGATACACAGACAGTCTCGAAAATCTAGATGCTATCACTGGCGAATACTTCGTAGAGATAGCTAAAGTAATTTCTGAACTTGAGAAAAAAGAAATGGAGAAGCAATAATCCATGTCTGCCATTAGCGTTCCTATAGAATTTCTGGCTCAGTTCGGTAAGGCGCTCTCTGGTCTTGATGACTTCACCAAAAGCGCAGGATCAAAGATAGATTCAATTGAAAAGAAATTTTCTGGCCTATCTACTGTGCTTGGAGTTGTTGGCGGAGCGTTCGCTGTAAGCAAGGTGATCGATGGTCTGCAAGCTATAACTCAAGAGGCTGGCCTCGCAGAAGCTGCAAACAACAAGATGGCAATGTCACTTCGCGCGGCAGGAGATTACTCCGAGCAAAACGTCCGAGCCTTCAAAGACCTAGCTGAAGAGCTAGCAAGAACATCTCGATTTGATAATGATCTAATCGTCGGACAAGTGGCTCTCGCTAAGCAATTCAATACGACAAACAAAGAAGCTGCAAAACTAATACGAGCAGCAGTTGATCTGGCGGCCGTAACTGGCGACGATCTTCCTTCTGCAGTTCAGCAGCTTGGCGGAACGCTAGACGGAACCGTTGGTCGCGTTGGCAAGCTCATCCCTTCACTTCAAAACTTAACCGCAGAGCAGTTAAGAAATGGCGCGGCCATAGATATAGTCGCGAAGAAATATGCAGGGTTCGCGCAGAACGAGCTAAGAGGATACAACGGAGAGGTTCTTCAAACCTCAAAATCAAGTGATGATCTTATTAAGTCGCTTGGAGAAGTCTTCACCAAGAACGAAGCTGTTCTGATTGTTATCCGAGAAGTAAGAAAGGTTTTTGATGATCTTCAGGATATCGTAAAGGCGAACACAGAGGAATTTGGAACATTTGTTCGAGACGGAATTATTGTGACCCTTGAATCGATGGGTGTACTGCTTCAGGCAACTGACCAAGTTGTTAGAATATTCAGTATTATGGTCGAGCAAATTAAATTCGTCAGTCGAGGCCTTGGTGCTTTCGGTAAATTTGTCGACGGAGATATAAGGGACAGCCTGAAAGCAGGAAGGCTGGCGATCGACCAATACGGCAAAGGAATGGAGCAGATAGGAAAGAACTCAGAAACTATCGATGAAATAACATCGAGAATTGCTGGGATCACTGTAGAGCTAGAGAAGGCAGGAACTGCGAATCAATTTGTCCTTAGAACAACACAAGAGACGGCAAAAGGCTTTGATAATCAGACTGCAGCGGCAAAGCGATTTGATCTGTCGATGAAGACAGGCTTCGAGTCTCTCGCCAAGTCACTCGAAGACGTCGGAGCCACACAGCTAAAGACGATCGAGAATACATACACTAAGAATATAAAGCTCATCGAGTTTGCAAAGGATCGCGGATTTATTAACGACGTGAAGCGAACGGAGCTGCTGGGTAAGCTTCGCATCAAGTACGAAGAGGAAGCCATAAAGATTAGAAAAGAGAGCTATGACAAGCTGGTTTCTCAAGTTCAGCAGCTTAGCCAAAACCCATTTTCAAAAGTGGTTGGAGATAAAGAAGTTCCACCCGAAGGAGGCTCTCTTGGAATTAGTCGAGACTCTTCTCTTGGTGTTGCTCGTGGCCTTGGCGCTGTACAGTCAATATTAGGCGGAGCTGAGGGCGCTAGAAAAATGCTCGGGCAGGTCGGAAGCGCTGTCGGCACTGCGTTTCTCGGCCCTGCAGGTCAGGCACTTGGGCCAATTGTTGAGGAGCTGAGCAAGGGGCCTGATCACGTAAAGGCAATGGTTAGTCAATTTCTAGACGCCCTGCCAGTACTTATTGAAAACCTTGTGAGATCAATTCCTGTATTAATAGAAACTCTTGCGGACAAGCTTCCAGAAATAATCGAGCGCCTTGCTGAAAAAGCGCCAGAGATAATAGAGGCTCTGATTAAAGCCTTACCAAAGGTTATAGAAAAACTCGCATTAATCGGCCCGAGAATTGGATTCATTTTAACGGTCGCCATGTTCAGGGCTGTCGGAAAGCTTCTCGAAGGCGCGGGGCAATTCGTTGGAAGAATATTGCAGGGCGCGCTTCAGTTCGTTGGAAGGATAATTCAGGGCGCTGGTCAGTTTCTGAAGAAACTATTGGATGGCATAACCGGAGGATTATTTAAAGGCGGAGGAGGAGGCTTTGGCCTCGGCGGAGATAAAGGTCTTCTCGGTGGTGGTATTGTTAGGGGGTTTTTAAAGGGCGGAGCATCAAATGGCGACGACCAGATTGTAAGCACTTCTGCTGGGCGAAAATCATCCGGAACACCGCAGACAATAAATGTTGCGGTTCAAATTTCAAGAAAAGAAATTGCTAGCACAATTCTCGACATTAAGAAGCTCGGTTACAGGCTGGAGCCAATCTGATTAGTAATATATTAATACTTAAGCAGAACTACATTGATTCAGACCTTCTAACAGAATC